AACTTGTTTTCTAGCTTGACCAAAAAATATTCCTGCTAATACTGGCCCTACGATTGGAACCCCTGCCAAAGCTGGTGTTACCTGAACCGATCCAGCATCAGCAATCATCTGCCCATTACTGCGACCTTGAGCCATTTTTTCAATACAGGCAATCTGATCTGCTGAAAGTTTTCCGTCTTGTCCTTTCGGATAGATAGCAAATTGAGCTACGTCCTGTTTATGTGTATATCTCTTTTTGACTCCACCGTTAAACGTAGGCTTGGAGTCATCAACAATAGTTGTGACTAGCTTTGGATCGTGTTGTTTAGAATTAAACATCCACTCTTCAGCACCGTCAGGCTTGACTTCGCTCCTAATTTGAATTGAACTGTAAGGAGTGCTGGAAAGTTTTGAAATATCAGGTATTCCAGAATCTTTACGAGCCAAAAGGTTAAGGCTCATAAAGTTTGTAGCGATTAAGCCACCGCCCAGAACAAGAGAAGTTAGGCCGTTAAACGACTTGAACTGGATCATTTAGCTAAAGGGTTCACAGGGCCAGTAGTTTGAGGCATTTTGGGCATTTCTGGCATTGCTCCCTGCACTAATGCAGGAAGTTCTTTCTTAACACCATCTAAAACAGCATCAAATATTTTTGATCTAAAAAGAAACGCACTACCTAACCCTGCAACGCCAAGGATAAACGCTGCAAAATTAATCCACGTTATTATTTTCATCATGCAGGACAAGCCTCAACATTTTCTGCTTCTACATCTGCAACTATTTCTAAATTGATTTCCTGAATCCTTTTGTTTAAGGGATCAATGCTGGCTTGAGTTGTAGCAGGTAAATCACCTAACAAATCTTTGACTTGTTGATTGTAATTAGCAATAATTTCTTCCGTTTGCTTTACTAAACCTGCCTTTTCTAGAACAAGAGCCTGACGATCAGCCATAAAAATAATACATTGCCCTCAAATTATAAACCTACTGTCTATCCCTAACTAATTCGGCTAATACTAAGAGTCATCTAATATACAAGGCAAATGAATTATTGCCGGTGTTCTGGTTGCTATCCGTTGGGCTTACATCTATACCACCATAAAAATCATTACTACTAGAGTTCATCCACATACCTGTACCATGTCCATTTCCTGATCTTCCATTTGGACTGTCCAAATTATCAGAAGGGCCGCAAGGCATCCAATAAAAACCTGTACCATCATTATAAACCCAATCGCAGCTACAAGAAACAGTTAAAGTTCCTCCAGAACTGCCGTATAAAGTAGTTAAATTTTTAAGTTCTGTCGATGTCCCTTGTAACATAGTTCCAGTCGTTCTAGTAGCATTTTGAGAGCCGGGACTTCCAGTAACATTTGCATTTACAAAGTTACTACTGGTGGTTCCCCAATCAACTTTTGAAGCTGTGCTCATGCTACTAATGGTTGGATCTCGGTTAGTTGAGTTTGACCACATCTGCATTTGTTCATCCACCTGAGCAGTGCTGTTGTGATACCAAAGATCATAAACGTCAGAAGCTATGTCCAGATTTGAGCTAGAAAAAGTACCGCTGGGTACACTGCTATGACTGAAGAAATTAGGATAATTAACTCCATTAGAGGTAGTATTTGTTCCATAGTCATATTTTATCAACATCCAACCCCCACCTTCGTCAGTGTTATTAATATAGACAGGGCTTGCACTAGACATGCTTGACGTTTTTATCCAATACCAGCCTGTTGGTCTGCCAGCCGTATTAATAACCTTTCCGTTAACAGCTGGATTACTTTGATCTCCTATCGTTTCACCACCACCACCACCACCAAGAAGCATTTGTTGTGTAGGCATTATTCAAGTCCTCCACCAGAACCATAATAAACATTACTAGCAGTACATAAAAATGTAGCCATGCCTCGGCCTTTTAAAGTTAAAGAACTTTTAGCTGATGTATCACCTGCTAAATACATCGTTACGGCACTACATGTAATCGTTTGATCTGAGCTACTGTTGTTGATAATAGTAATAGCCTCTCCAGCCGAGCAAATTCCAGATGCAAACGTAACTCCACCCGTTGAAATGTAAATATGTTTCCCAGCATCAGCAGCAACAATTGTATGTGCTGAACTTTTAGATATTTGAGGTATTTCTCTTACGTTACCAATTCCATCCGAAATTGTTTTACTTGCTGCTGTAGCTATATTTTCTGAACTTGTCCAAGCGTCGGTAGAGTTAACCCAATTCCAAGTTTTATCTGTAGCTCCCTTTAGTGTTAAGCCTCCTCCATCTGCTGTTGAATCTGAAGGAGAATTAACCTTACCAATTGTTATATTTTTGTCTTCTACATCTAAATTTGTTGTGTCAATCGTAGTTGTAGTACCGTTTACAGTGAGATCCCCAGAAAGCGTTAAATTCGCTCCTGTCATTGTTCCTGAAAAACCGGGAGAAGCTAATGGAGCGTAAGCAGATAGATCAACAGATCCAAAAGAGAAAGTTCCAGAACCATCAGTTTTTAAAAATTGACCTGAACTACCATCCGCTGCTGGTAATGTCCAAATATGGTTAGTAGTAACAGTTGCGGGAGCCTGAAAACCTACATAATGACTATTATCATTATCTGAAAAACGTAAATCTCCTTGTGCTACACCCCCTTGATTAATAGTTACATCACCTGTAAAAGTAGGGTTTGTTTTTACAGCAAAACTAGCAACTACAAATGCTGTTGAAGCAGCCTTTGTTGAGTTGTCTCCAGCAGAGGGAGTTGGAATTGTTACCGTTCCTGTAAAAGTAGGACTTGCTGCTGGAGCTTTTGCATCTATAGCAGAAAGATTCAGTGTTACATCTGAACCAGAGCTGTCATAAATAAAGCTGTCAGCCTTAATTGTTCCGTAAGCCATTTTAGAGAATCACCCAGCGAGCGTTTGCAGGAATTGTAATTACTACTCCTGAGTTTAGCGTTAATGGGCCAACTGACATAGCTGATTTATTACTACTTATTGGATAAGAGGTTGTAACAAGATGTGAGTTCTCTTGGAAAACAGTGTCAGAGCCGCCACCTGTAGCTCCTCCACCGCTTCCACCGCTTCCTATATCTAACCAACCATTGTTGTCATAACCCTCAAATTTATTAGAAGTACTGTTGTATCTAAGTGCTCCTGTACTTGGAGATCCGGGTCTTTGTGCTGTTGTGCCAACAGGAAGGTCAATCATTCCTGTTCCTGTCATTAATAAGTTACCTGCAATTGATAACCCTGTAAGAGTGCCAACAGATGTGATAGCTGTTTGAGCTGCACCTGTAACCGTGGCTGCTGTACCTGAACAATTTCCAGTTACGTCACCCGTAACATCTCCAGTAACATCTCCAGTAACATCTCCAGTTATATCTCCTGCAAAACTTGTACTGGTTAGCAGTCCAGTTGAAGGATTATAAGTTAGACCTGTGTCTGTTTCAGCTCCTTGTGATCCTGTCGCTCCGTCAGCAAATAAAGGATAAACAGTTTCATTGGTTGAGTTATTAGCAGTAACAGTAAATTCAGTTGCTAAAGCTGCTGTTCCAGTTGTGTCTTGGTTAAGAGTTGGAACCCTAGCTGCTGCAATTGTTCCAGTAGCAATATTTGTAGCGTTTAATGCAGTTATGGTTGAGCCGTCACCAATAAATGTCTTGCCGCTAGCAACTTGAATATGCTCAGAAGAAGTCCAAGCATCAGTTGAATTAACCCAGTTAAATGTTTTATCTGTTGCACCTTTAAGAGTTAATCCACCACCGTCAGCAGTTGTATCGCTAGGGCTAGAAACTTTTCCAAGTTCAATATTTTTATCAGCTACTTCAACCGTGGTGCTTGAAATAGAAGTTGTTGTTCCATTTACAGTTAGGTCGCCGCCAATTGTGACGTTATTGGTAACATCAAGACTTGATAAGGTTCCTACTGAAGTAATCGCTGTTTGAGCTGCACCCGTTACTGTTGCAGCCGTTCCAGAGCAATTACCAGTGACATTTCCTACTACAGCTCCAGTGAATGTAGTGGAGGTTAAATTCCCTGTTGATGGGTTGTAATTAAGTCCTGTATCTGTTTCTGCTCCTTGGCTGCCAGTTGCTCCATCTGAAAACAATGGATAGACCGTTTCATTTGTAGAGTTATTTGCTGTGACTGTGAATTGAGTTGCTAAATCTGCTGTTCCAGTTAGATCGCCTGTTACATCTCCAGTAATATCCCCAGTTACATTTCCTGTAACATTTCCAGTTAAATTTCCTGTTACGTTTCCAGATATTGTTCCACTTACAGTCAAAGAGGTAAGCGTTCCCACAGAGGTCAAAGAACTTGCAACAACGTTAGAAGCAAGAGTTGTTCCTGTTAGATCACCAGCAGCCGTGTTAGTAACGTCTGTTGTCCATTCAAGCGTGGTAGGTGAACTAGCATTAGCTTTGAGGATTTGATTAGCTGTTGGAGCTGCTGCTGGAAGGCTGATCGTATAACTAGACTCTGAACCTTTATCTGTCGCTCCTTTAATTCCTACATAAGCACTACCGTTACCGTCTGCCTCATATAGTCGGATCTCTTTATCGTTATCTATAAGAACATTGCCCGTTAATGTGCCTCCTGCTTTTGGTAAAGCTAAAGCAGCTAAATCGTAGGCAGATTTAACAGCGTTAGGTGTGGCTGCTGTTGTAGTACTTGTGCTTGAAGTTGAGTCTGTTAGTTGTAAAACACCAACAGCACTTGTCGTTCCAGTAGTGATTTTTGATCCTGTAATTGCAGCACTTGAGTTAACATCAGCATCTACAATTGAACCAGCAGTAATAGCAACAACACCTGAATTAGATATAGATACATCGCCTGTAATTGCTGTGCCAGTTATTACACCGCTACTATTGCCCATTAACACATAAGCAGCCGAGGTTGTTGCTAATTTTGTTAATGCAATTGCAGCCGCAGAATTTATATCACCGTTAACAATTGTTCCATTAGCTATCATTGCACTTGTAACAGTTCCAGTATCACTATTTGTTATTAACGTTCCAGAAATATTAGGTAAGCTTAGAGTTCTATCAGCAGTCGGATCAATTACGGTTAATGTACTCTCATAATCATCTGGTGTTGACCCTTCAAAGACAATTGAAGAGTTTTGGTTAAGTTCTAAGTTTCCAGTTAACGTGCCACCTGTAAGGTTTAATTTCTCGTTATCTAGCTCTACCAATGCAGCTTGGACGTTATTACTGTTTATATTTCCTGTCGGACTAAATGAAATATTTACAGCTTGCTGTGATGCAATAAAGTTTGAAATATCTAATTTTTCCCAAGATGTTCCATTACTTAGGAGCATGTCAGGGGGATCAAGCTGTGAAGTAGGAGCTGGTGCTGATCCTGTGCCGCTTGTATCAACAACAAAGTAATAACGTAAGTTACTTTGAGCAGCCGCAGCAAGAGCAGAACCTACAGAGAAACCAGCAGCAGTTCCACTTGCTGTCAAAGCACTAACTTTGTTTGTACTAGCGTTGTAATTTCCTGCGTAGACAATTTCACCTGATGTAATCGTTACCGCTTGCCAAGCTGCTCCGTCATATACATATAAATCATCATTAAACAAATCATAGAAAAATTGACCTGTAAATTCTGGAGTAGGAAAAGTAACAACACCAGTAGTAGAAGTTGAACCTCCAAATTTACAAACACTAGAGTTAGCTAGTTTTTCACCTAAGACACTATTTGTTGCTAATCGTGCAATATCTATTGTTCCTGTTGTTAATTTAGTTGCAGAAATATTAGGAATTAATGCAGCAGTTAATCCTGATCCAGAGGTAATAACACCTTTGTTATTTACAACAACTGATTGATAAGTACCTGCTGTAACACCGCTTGTTGATGTAGATATTTCTCCAGCAGCATCAATAGAAATACCTCCTCCTGATGCTACCTGTACTCCTCCTCTTGCACTGGTAGTTGCAACTGGTAAATCTGAACCAGCCAAAGAAGAACTACCAGTAATTGCTCCTTGTGCGTTGAAATTGACTTTTACAGCTCCAGTTACAGCCGTAACACTGTTATCAACAGTAAGAACACCAGAACCATTAACTGCTAAACCAGCTCCAACAGAAACACCTCCAACAGCACTTGTGGTAGCAAGAGGAATATCTGAAGCAGGAATTGTTGAAGTTCCAGTAATGAGTCCTTCAGTGTTGAACGAAATCCCTGCATGTGTACCAGCTCCACCGCTTACAGCATTATTGATTCCTAAATTTCCACCTGAGACATTTAAAGAACGATCTAAGTTTGAAGTATTTAATCTATCTGCTGTAATCGTTCCAGCAGTGATTCCTGTTCCTGATATTGCAGGTATTCTTGCAGCATCAAAAGTTCCTGATGTAATTTTTGAAGCAGGTAATGTTGGAATATTTGCTTCAACTAAAGAAGAAACTCCTGCTGTTACTTGTCCCTTTGTGTTGACTGTAACTTTGAAATAATCACCAGCACTAACTCCTGTCGTGCTAATTGATAGGTTTCCAGATCCGTCAGTTTCAAGACCTCCACTTACAGGAGTTTTTATTCCACCAATAGCAGAAGAAGTAGCAAGAGGAATATCACTTGCACCTAAAGCCTGTATTGCTGTTATTTGTCCATGACTGTTCCAAGTAATCCCTGAGATAGCAGAACCAGTAGAAATAGAATTGCTAAGAGATAAGACCCCAGAACCGTTAACACTTAAACCCGATCCAGCAGAAACACCACCTACAGCAGAAGATGTTGCTTTTGGTAAATCTGAAGCAGCTAATGAAGAACTTCCAGTGATTAAACCTTGAGCCGAATAATTGACTTTTACAGCTCCTGTTGCAGCAGTAACGCTGTTATTTATTCCAAGATTTCCACCTGCAACGTTTAAACCTCTATCAATATTTGCGGTGTTTAGCTTGGTAGCAGTTACAGAACCATCTCTAAGTTTTGTGGCTCCATCTAGTCCTGTTGTTGCAGAAGTAGAAGTCTCGACTTTTGCATTGGTAACAGCTCCCGAATCAATGCGATCTGCATTTATAGCATTTGATCCAATGCGAGCAGCAGGGATTGTTCCGCTTGTTAATAATGCAGCACTGTGGTTAGGGAGATCAGCAGCAGCTAATGAGCCTGTTCCTGTAACAACGCCTTTTGTATTAACAGTTAGCTTTGTATAAGAGCCAGTGGAAACAGACCCTTGAGTTGCTATTGATAAATTTCCACTACCGTCAACAGATAAACCACCAGAAGCAGGAACAATAACGCCACCCTTTGCCGTTGTAGTAGCAGCAGGGATGTTGGCAGATCCAGCAGTTGTCGAACCAGCTGTAACTTGACCTTTAGCGTTTACCGTTACGGTTGCATACGTTCCAGCAGAAAGACCACTTACATCCTCTATATCTAAAGCTCCTGTGTTACTAACAGTAAGTAAAGATGATGATTCAACTTTTACACCACCAATAGAGCTACTTGTTGAAAGAGGTAAATCTGCCCCAGTTAAAGAAGCAGTACCAGTAACTAATCCTTGAGCGTCATATTTTACTTTTGCTGCACCTGTTGTATTTGCTGTAATGCTGTTGGTTATTCCTAGCTTGTTACCGACAACGCTAATTCCACGGTTGAAATCACTAATATTAAATTTAATAACAGGGATTGAACCATCTCTTATTTTTGATGAGCCATCTAGACCTGTTGTTGCTGAACTAGAAGATTCAACTTTTGCATTGGTAATAGAACCATCTGCAACAGTGCCTCCTGTGTAACCAGATCCAAGCTTGCCAGAAGGAATATCCCCGTTATCAATTAATGCGACACCAGCAGCAATAAGATTTTTAACAGTGATCTTTTTCGTTTCGCTAGCACTGAGATCCGCTAGGGCTAATACATCATTTGCTTGGACACTGGCTTCAGGTAAAGCCTGTAAGCCCGTAATCTGGAGATCTGCCATTGACTGCTAACTAATAACCAATACCAGCAGTTTAATCCTGTTCGAGCAATATTGGACTTTGATTTTCTTGTAATATCTTATCTGTGTTCTCCTGCAATAAATATCCGGGTGTATCGCCTGTCTTTAACGCAATATTTCCATTGCATACAAATTCAATGCTGGCTTCTATAACTTCAGCCGCAGTAACGTTTATTGCAATATTTGTAACTATACATTTGGACTCGTAATAAACATTACGTCTTGAATTATTAAGATCACGATACACATATAGCAAAGCGTCAAAATCTGCTCCTTGTTGAGTCCTTAAGATCAATTGAGCAAGATAAAAAGGAAATTCAGAGTCTCTTCCCTCATTACCATATTGATTTTTTCGATCTCCTGTTGCATAAGAATGTTCCCAGAAACAGGTCAATCTACCTTGACCGCTAATGATTCCCGCTTCGTAAAAGTTTTTAAACTCATCTCCTAAATTTGTTAAATCAACTTGCTCTCTATTTGTTGTCACCTCAAAATCTTTTACACCCGCTACATGCCTAAACAATTCATTTCTGGTTTTTATTAATATAGTTTGTGCAGCACTAGGAGCAACAAGAGTTAAAGCCTGTGAAGTTAACCCTTCAATTGCTAAAGGGAATGATTCATATAAACGAATACCTCCTAGTGGATCAATATTTATAAACCATTTCCCATCTGGATAGTTATGACCACTAACAAGCTCTAAATCTGATTTATCTACAGTTTCTATTTCTACTTGATCTCCTGTTAATAACGAGCCAGTGCTGTGGTCAACACTAAAACGCTTTGTTGTCGTGTTGACATCAGAAAGATCAAGTACTGTTTCTAAAGCACCTTGAAGCGTATCTCTTTTTAGAGCAATCTCACCGTATTGCCCAAAGTAAACGCCCATTAATTGACAAGAGTTGTAGCACCATAAGGAGCACCGTTAGCTTCCCAAGTAATGTCAGCAGAAGCAACTTCTCCTACAGCAGTACTCATTGAAACGCCTGTAATAAAGGCAGAAAATTGAATATCTCTCTGATCTGTAGAACCTGTAGTTAATCGCAGTTTTAAAACAACTTCAGAAGATTCAGTATTTTCACCATCACCTGCCGATCCTCCTGATTTTATTGCAGCATCAATTAAACCATTAATGTTAGAAGAATTTGAAGAGCTAGTTGTATCACTAACGTAGTAAAACAGTCTGCAACTTCCTGAGTAACTTCTAACGCCTGACTTAAGTGTTCTGTCAGTATCACCCATTGAAGTCGTTTCTAGTACAGCCATTGAACTAGAAAAAGACCAAGATTGAATTTTGGCTGCTTTAGTGGATGAACTTCCTATGTAGAGTTCTCCATCCCTTCCTGAATAAAAACCCACAACCTTAAAAATTAAACGTTGCGTTTATTCTACGGTGAATCGAGACAAGCGACAAAAGAACAGCTCACATTGCTCAAACCTTTAAAGGTACTTGTCACAGAAGGCGGCCCAGAATAACGCCACTTTAACCCTGTATTTGTTTCATCCATATAAGCAGCTAAATTTCCTAAAGACCCGTCTGGCATTGTATGACCAGTTCCTCCAACACCTGCTAAACCTGATTCATTATTAAAAGTTACATAATCCCAATCAGAATTTACATCCCTATAATTCTCCAGAATTTCAAAAGCTTGAGCATCAGTAATGTTTGAAAAGCCAAGGCTCAATGTTGCGTTTACTCTTTTATTTCCATAGCGGATATGTGTTTTTGTACCGTTTAACGATTCAAAATCAGTACTTGGATATTGTCCGGGGCTGTAACTCCTAGATGTTGGTTTAATCGTTGGAAATGATTTTGGTTGTGCAGCCATAATTTAATCTCCTTTAATGTCAAAAGTTGAATCCCAATTCTGTAAAACAGAAAGCGTTCCGTTTGTCTCAGTAGGAGCATAGCTACCAGACACTTCAATTAACCCATCTTCTGCATAAGAAATTGTTTCACATTTATATACTTTATTTTCTTCTGTCGTGCTTCTCACTGTAAACATTTTTCCTTTATGTCTATTAACAGAGGAAGTGCTATCAAAATCAATTTCAGTAGCAACAACATTTTCTGTTCCGGGTTTCCAAACATAGACTTTGTTTTGTGAAGGACCGACAAAACCACCTTCTTTGGCCCAGACAACAGTTCCATCAGGTGTAATCACACCATTATTAAATCTGTTGACATGTGTAACCTCTGAAACCAATCTGAAATATTCTCCGGGTGAAAGCGTTTGAACAAATTGAGGAGCCGTTTTAAAAGACAATCCATGATCAGATAAAATTCTTGTTTTTATTGCGAATTGAGCAAACGTTTTGGCTTGTTTTAACGAAGTACAAAAGCCTGACATATCAAACGTCTCAATAGGATCATTATTAGAGCTGTATTTTGTATCTGTTGAACGAACCAATATAGATTTTGTTTCAGGGAAACCGTTAGGTGTTTCTTGTCTATACATAACCGCAGCTTTAAATGACTGACGTTCCTCTGGAGATAAGAAACTAACTTGCAAATCATTTATATTGCCATCAGTAAATAAAGCCTTAATAGCAGGAGGCTGAGTTTTATCTATTAAATATGTATTAGGTGAATAAGGAACAGAAGGTCTAAGACTAAATTTTCCTCCAATAATCGTAAAATCTAATAAACAATATCCAGCATGTTCAAAAATAAAATCCCTTAGATTTAACTTCGATGAGATAGTGCCATCCCAAAAGAATTTATTTGCTCTACAAAATCTAGCAGAGTCTGTCATATCACTTTCACTTACTGCATTAGGGCCAACTAATTCACCTGCTCCTATCTCTGAACTTGTTAATAACGCATGAGCAATCTCTGGAAACAAATTAGAAGCACCTGTTCCACCATCTATAAGCCTATTTATTTTTATTCCTTTTTTAAAGTATGCAGAAAACTGACTAAAGTTTGTCCACTCTTTTGAACTGTTTATCCTTAATCCTGCATAAGCAAGATCATTATATTTTGCTTCCCCTGTTGAAGATTTAGGCAAAATAATTTCATTTACAAAACATATTTCATGTTCAGGTTGATCTTTATTGCTATTAATATCTCCTTCGTACTCATTCCAATCTTTTATAACATCATTTCTATTAAAATTTTGTGCAGGGATGTCTAACGTTGTTTCTCCAACAGTTAATTTTACTTGAACCCTGTCAGGCAATCCTATAGTGGGATGTTCTCCGTAAGAGCTACCGTTTGTACCTTGCTTTGGAATCCAAACCGTGTCTCCGTCACTATATCCATCGCCTCTATTATCTGGATCTATAGAAAAAGAAGCTTTCCAGTAATAGTTTCCATTATGTAAATGCCTTTCTACTTTTACATTAAAATGCAGCCCTTCGCCATCAGTCCAATAATAACTTTCATCGTCATCTTCGTGATAAGCAGGGACAGAACCTTCAAAATAAATTAACTCGTTTGGAGTTTCTACACGTCTTTGGTGATTAACGCAAGAAATATGATCGGCACTACTAGGATCAGGTGTAGGAACATATCTATAATTAGGATTATTAGGATGCAATATGTAAACAAAAGGCCAATTCTGTTTGCCTCTAGGATTACCACCGCCGCCGGGGTTTTGACTTGCTTGTATTTCTGGATTAGCAGGATAACCGGGAGGATAATAAACCCAGTGATAGTCGTCACCGCCTACATGAGCTGGAAGCGTTATTCTGTCCCAATAAGCGATTTTAGTACCGCATACGTTTTGTAGGCCGGGTACAGGTTGCCATGAGAAGGTAGAACCTGCTCCGTTAAAAACGCCTCCTTGCTGTGACCATGAAGAAGTATTGGTTTGTGTACTAACAACATTTGTAACTGCCCCTCTAAGCGTTATTGTTGATTTTTCAATCATCCATTCAGGGTTGTTTAATTTTGCACTATCTTTTGTTAATTCATAATTTTCATCACCAGAAAAGAGAACATTAAAATCACCAACTCCAGAAAGTTTATATCTGAAAAAATTCTGTGTAGATGTATTTGCCTTTCCCTCAGAAGATGTATCTAATAAGTTAACACGTTTCCCAAATTGATTTTCTCTTACAATGTAATTACCGGGATAAGGTTTAAATCTATATTCAAATTGTGCAGGTTGCCCATTACTGTCTTCTTGTAAAATAGTAATGTAGTTATATAAGTATTCAGGCGTATTCCCCCTTATTGCAAATAATCCTGTGTGGTTAGAAACAGTACTATTGATCATGTTATTCCATGTTGTACCTCCTATTTTCCTTACCTGAAGCATAAAGAAAGAAAGTCTTGATAAGTATCTATTAACCTGCCCTAATTGAATATGTGTCCTATCGTTATACGCCCTATCCAAAGCTGCTTGATCAGGCTGACTGTTTAAATTTGCAAACTGCATCCTTTTAAACACTCTTGACTTAATTCCTATTTCAGTTGCATCACAATTCCTATTATTTGACACAGTTGCAAAAGCAACTTTTAACCCTGCATAAATATCATCTCCTTTGTAAATATCTCTCGTTCCATAGCCATAATTTAAAACTCCATCCATTATTTGCCTGTAAAGAATAGGAGTTGTATCACTTAAACTGTATTCAGGCGTTACATCTAAAGAACCTCCTGCGACATACCAACGGGGATTATTACAATGTGGGCCTAATCCTTCTTGTGAAGGAACAGCAGGTATATCTATATATCCATCTTCTACTACCGTTAATGTAAACGCCTTTGAATCCTCAATACCCCAAGCTCTAGGGCTATCAATTCCAACACATTTAGCAACAGCATTTCCAATTAAATATAATTCTCCAACAGCAAAACCACTATCAGCTCTTTCTCTAATAGCAGTGGTCATGCTGTCAACGTCATCAACTCCATGAGGCTTATAACCAAAAGCGTCATAATTCACTGTTGAAGTAGGCTCTTCTTGATAACCTTCTTGACTTGGATCTGTGTCGTAAACTCTTTGCAGAGCATTACCTACACCAGATTCTAAGCCCACAATTTGATAGTGAATTGTATCATTAGTCCTAGCATAAAACTTACCTTTTGATTGAGTAATACCTCCTCTATAAACAGCAACTATTCCACACCTTACGGGCCAATGTGCATACTGAAGTTTTTTCCTTTTTCTTGCATTATCCCATCCTGCTTCTTTACTTGTTCCCCTAACTGACGAAACTAATTCATACGGTAATCGACAAACTTGACAATTAGGAAAACAAGAATAGGCTCCAAAAACCGTTTGAACAGAAGGGTTTCTAGCACTGCTAAAAGCTTTACTACTTCTTTTGAAATCTCCTCCATTTTCTGCTGGTATTCCTACTTCAAAAGGATCAGCACCAGAAAAAGTAAGATTAGACGAAGTGTATCTATCACTTTCTTTTATTCTATTGCTTTGATAGCCATAGTTGTTTGTATAAGAAACACCATTTCTAAAATAGAGTCCTACTTTATGAGAGTTGTAAGTATTTAGTAAACTATCCCCAACAGCGAAACCAGCATAGTCAGGCTCACCATCTAAAACACCTAAAGAAAAAAGACATAAAGCTTTTAATTGTTGATACTTTCCAAGACTTACAAATTGCGACCATAAAAGCTGACTGTTTACCCGAATCCCTCCATAATAAATTTTAGTGCTAGTACCTAAAGGATCATTTTCTTCTTGCTGATTACAAAAAATCAAAGGAATAGAATCACCTATAACCGCTAATTCTTGAATTGAATTAAAAGAAGCTTGTGGAGCAAATCTGCTATTCCCTATTGAGTCAGCAGTTCTTCTTGATCCTCCTTGCTTTTGCTCTTTTGGTTTTGGTGTTAATAAATAAGAAATAGTTGCAGCAGCAACGGCTATTCCAATCTTGACTAAAACAGCTTTACCAATAGTGATGCCTAAAACAGTTCCAGCTTGTATGTCTGGAATCAGTTCATATCCTTTTGGTCTTGTTCCGTTATATCCAGCCGTTAAATCTACAAAATACCAATACTCTTCTTCCTTAAGTCCTAAGACCTTACATAGTTCTACTTCCGCTGGTAGTAACAGCCTTCTACCATGAGGACGTTTATGGGCAACCAAATCACCATTTGGCCTCCTAATGTTTTTTGGTAGCT